TAGCTGCCTTCCTAATGTCATATTCGGAAGACGAGTGCTGCGCCATTTCAGAAGTAACGAGGGGCTCGTTAAGAGTCCTTAGCCACTCGAGAAAAATGTACTTGTTCAGAGTACTAGCGCAGTGTCGAAAAGAGAACGTCTTCGGACGCCTCTTTGCAGCTATATTTAGCCACTGGATATAAGTACCATCATCAAATCGCGTACGCCTCACCTTAGCCCATAGTTTATGGGTACCAGGTGAGATTGACACGAGACGAGTAATGGACGAATATTCAGTACCACCCCAAAAACGTTTAGGAACAAAAGATGCCGCGAATGACCAAAGGTCGTAAACGCGATCATCATTAAAAAGAGAGCCAAATGACCAGTATCGAAGTCTGTTACAGAATTTGATAAGGTCAGTTAACTTCTCAATCGGTTCCCTAACGTAAAACGGAGAGACGTCCTGGCCACTCACATAATGGCCTCCGCATGACTCTCTAAAGGGCCCGGAATGGAATGACTTGTCGGTGTTAACCGAAAAGCCAAACCATCCGAGAACAAATGTCAAGTCATGGTACATCGGCGTGGGGATGATTATATCATCACCATAGACCGATATGACGCCTTTTGTTCCCGTGAAATAAGCGGTGGTTTTAGCTAGAACATAGAACAATAAAGATTCTAGTTCGAAGGTAAAACCGTTGCCCATTGACGAGAACATCTCGTTGACATGTTCTTCACCGTCGATCAAGGTTACCCTTGATCTGAGGGAGTTTAGATGCCTATACCAAAGCTCCGGTAAAAGGAGCTCTACTATCGCCGTCGTAACTGAATCGCTCGCACTAGATAAATCGAGAGTAGCAAGGCTACCATCGATTGAACCGAGACGGGCGAGTCCTTGGTTAATTGACTGATCATTGAGATCAATTCCATTAACAAGGAGTCGGTGGCGTATGACATCGCCAGCGCCTTTCTGAAGAAACATATTGACGTCGGGCTCTTTACAAGCACAACGATCAATCGTCGTAGTTTTAGGGACTGTGAACATCACATTACCCTTAACAACCTCGAACGAAAGGTTATTCCAGAATTGACTCCATCCAGGAAAAGACTCTCTCAAGGTCTCTAACCAGATGGAACATTCTAGGGTAACATGTGCTTTACCGAGGTACTTATTACCCGGATGTGACTGATGTCGTTTCTTACTTGTTGATGCACCGCCACTGAATGACCCTAATAAGGATGATTCGGGAACGGTATCACCAAGTATTCGGCGACACAATCCGGAGGCGAAACTTAAGAAGTCTTCGAACTTCACATGAGGGAGA